ACATCATAGTAAGTAGGAGACTCGGAAAACTTTTGATTAAAAAACTCATCTGTTGAGTTTAGTAAAGCGTCTGTGAAGTAGCTACCTTTAGCTTGTAGTTTTCTTTTATATCTATCGAAGTACGTCATTTGAGATCATCCAAACTGTTAGAATAAAAGGAGTAATCGTTTATGAGAGATTGTGACTCATGTTTCATTTGTTTATAGAGTTTCATCAATTGATCAAGGTGATTACCTTGAGAGTAAATTTTGAAATCCTTATCAGTCATTTTTTGTTTCAATAGGTTACTAGTAGTTATTTGAGGTTTTAAATATTCTACAACCATTAAACTAGATAAGATTTCAATTTCCATAATAGATAAATCAACATTAAATTCTTTTGTTGTAAGATTCTTGTCTGATAAGTCTTTTTTGCACACTCTAAATTTAGCAGAAGATATGTTTAAGTAATTTTCTAAATCACTTTCTAAGTCTTCTTGAGTTAAGTTTAAAAATGAGTAATCTTCAACTTTCATTAAAAAAGAATCATAAACACTTTGAAACGGGGTGGACATCATTTATGCCCCCTTTATTCACTTAGTTCTATTCCATAAGTTTCTTCAATAAGAGTCTTTTTCTTGATAGAATCAAATGTACCGTTCTCTAACTTCTGTTTAGCAGTTCCAACAATTAGTTGTCGCATACCTCTTGGTGCGTTTTTGAGTCATTTTTTCAAACTTGTTATTAGATATTTTGAATAACTCATCTAATTCATCAGGTCTAATACATTATTATAAAGTTTAGATAAACCAAGGTAATCAACAACATCATCATCAAGAATTAATAGCCAAGGTTCTTTAAGATAGCGAGGGTGAGCATTTTTCATAGTTACTAATTCAGAAACTTCAATTTGGTCAGTATCGCCATACTCAGTTAAAACCCATTCAGCACCAGTCTTTTTGGAACGGTATAATACCTTACCAGTAGTTGTATTCATAACAGAAACTACATCGTCCAATTTAACTTTTCGCTTGGGTTTTTCAGGTTCAGACTTTTCTTTTTCAATACCAACATCTTTTACCTTATCTTGTTCTTGCTTAAGTTTCTTTTTTAGGTCTTGATATTTTACATCTTCCAAATCTTCAACTTTATAATTAAAATCATTGATTAATTCAGTTTTGATTTGTTCTTTTGTAGCCAAGTGAAACATCTCCTTTTACTCTTAGAAATATATAATAGGGGAAGTTTATACTTCCCCACATATTAATCAAATTATCCTAGACGGTAAATACCGTATTTCGCTGCTGGAACGACAGACACACCGAATTTCATACCATATAAGTATTCCATAGACATGTCAGCATTTTGACCGCCTTGATTTTCAACCATAAATGCTTCACCTTCGTTTACTACCTTAACCATGCGGTCTTCAATAGTAGGTACGATAAGAAGGAAGTTGTCGTCAATAGCGAACTCCTCAGAACCGATTTTATGAGATTGCTTAACCTCACGAAGTTCAATTCCGTTAACAACGCCATAGAAACCAGTGTTGTTTTTCTGATCACGCATATTGTCTGAAATAGTAGAAGGTGTCACTTTTGCAAGGGCAGCCTTAGTACCAAATACAATAACGTCAGAATCAGTAGCAGCCTCTACGTGTTGAGCAAGTTCGGTAAGAGTAGCTTCATCATAAGCAGCAGAAATACCATAAGTAGCGCTTAGATCATCAAAACTGTTGTAGATAGCATTATAAATGTCGTTTTTAATTTTAACGTTAAAGGAACGAGCAACACGGTTAACCATTTCATTCCAGTCGATACGACCAGCTAAGAAACGGTTAAATTCCTCATAAATTTTAACAGTGTAAGTAGTAGTATCAACTGTGATAATACGGTCACTACCGATACGCTGTCTACGAACATTTCCGTTACCATCAGCAGTAACAGAAACAGGGAAGAGGTCTGATTTCGGAATATGGAATTCATTTTTGTCACCAAGAGCAAGGTTACGGAATTCTGCAAAGTCATCAAATTGACCTTCAAGACCTTCAGAAACCAAGTTTACAAGAGTTTCTTCAATAATTTCAAAAATCTCTACTTTATTACGACGAAAAGATTTATAATCTAACTTGTCAGAACCACCATTAAGTTCTTTAAGTGCTTCACGCAGAGATTCATTTGCTTCAGCAGCAGAATAGTTTGAAACTTGACCTTTATATGTATCGATTGCAAGTTTTACTAAATCGTTTTTCATTTTTAAAAATCCTCCTAATTAATTGTAATTGTATTTATTTTATTTTACTTGAATTGCATAAACGGTCTGACCGTCAAAAGTACCTTGTTCAATAACTTCAGCTTTGAAAGCAGGAGTTAGAGAAGTAGTACCGTCAGAAGCAAGAACCGTGCCATCAGCAGAAGGTTCAAGATTCCAAGAACCGTACATAGAAACTACGTATTCACCAACTACAGGCGTGGAGTTAAATAGGTCTTCTGTTAGACTTACAATATCACCTTTTACTAAGTGGTAAGCACGACCAGCGACACCTGCTTTAAGTGTAAAGTCTTCAAGACGATATTTGCGCTCATCATACATAAGTTCTGGAGCAGCAAGAAGAACAACTTCCTCGTTTTCAACAGTAGATTCAGTAGGTTGAACAGCATTTTTAACTTCACGCTCTCCTGCCACTAAATCACCGACATGTGCAAAAACACCGTTTGTTTGATCTGTAGCAAATTTTAACGATTCTAAGTTACCGTTGTAACTAGCGTGTACTTTATCAAGGTTTACAATTGCCATTAATAATTCCTCCTAAGATTAAATAAATTTATTTTTTATATTTTTCAATAATGCCACCATATGGCACATAATTGTCTTCTTGTTCTTCAACTTTAACTTTAACCATGTCAGGCTTTTTCTTAGTTGAAGTCACAGAGAAGTTTGCTTTCTTTTTACCAACAAGAACGTAAAGTTGTGTTTCAAGTTCCTCTAAAGAATAGTCACTTGATTTTTCTTTTAATTCTTTAATATCATCTTCTTCAAGAGTTTTAGAGAATTTTTCAAACAATTCTTCTTCAGCAACTTGACGCTCTTCAGTTTGTTTGTTTTGTTTGAACTCACGTAAGTCATTAGTTTCTTCTTCAAGGTTTTGATACTGTGTTTGAAGTTCCTCTAATTCAGTCTGAACTTTACCTACTTCTTGATTTTTTTCTTCTTCATACTGTTGTTTAAGAGATTCATATTGGCTAACTTCCACCCAATTACGATCCTCTTGAACCTCGACAGGTGAATCAAGGTTGATTTCAACCTCGTCATTTTCATTTTTAGTAAAGTCGTACTTATAAAACTTCCAATCAAACTTCTCATCGTCCATTGTTTCAATTTCAACAATAAAGTAAGATTCATAAACATCTACAATCCAAGAAAATTGATTCTCAGAAAGAGTTGCGTCTAATTGTTGATATAGTTTTGAACGAATATCACTATGGGATAATTCAAAAACTTTTTTCATTTTATCTCCCATTTTTTCGCCTCCTTTGTTAGATTGATCTTCCAAAGAAAACTTTAATTCCTTAATCATTTGATTAAATTGTTGCTTAAAGTCCTCTTTATTTAAATTAAAGGATGATGTTACGTTAGCACCTTCAAAACAAGGCTCAACTTCATCACCTAAAATACATAACGCAGAGAAATTGAATGATGTAATTTCAAACACGTCATTGTTGTTAAATTCTCCTGATTCAACCTCAATTTCCATTGATTGACCTTTGCCATTTTCAATTACAGATTGTGCTTCTTCATAGCGACCTGTCCATAAATAACAACCATCCACAACTAAATATTCGTGTTCTACGCCATTGTCTTCAAAAGTCTCCCAATATACCTCGGCACTTTCGGGGACAACGCCATAAGGCTTGGTCGTTTGGACAAATTTGATTTCATCTTCTGAGATTTCAATCTTACCACCATGACCACCGAAATCCTCTTGTTGCTCAACAAATTCTCCGACAATCGGAATGTTGAAGATAGAAGGGAGAGCAGTTTCAATAACATCTTTGGTGAATGATGAATTGTTCCGGTTATCTCCTGTATATAAAACTTTAACTTTACACTTAGAGAAGAGTGGATTAACGTATTCAATGTCTACAAAATTAGCAGTAAATTGTTCTGTTTTCTGAACCGTACTCAATAGTCAATTCACCTCCTTTAAGAAATATTTAAAAACTATGTATTGTTCTTATCTCCGTCTCTTGTTTTAACACCTTCGTCAGATAACTCATCATCTTCTTTAATCTGATTAGGTTGTCCTGTATCATCCTTAGACGAAGAAGTATGCGAAGATTGTAATGGGAAGAATTTTTCTTTAATTTGAAGTACGTCATTTTCTAAGAAAGCCATATTTGTTAGCGAGGAAGGCGAAACACCTAATGCGCTAGCAGCCATCATAGTAGTAGGAAGACCGTATTTTGCTGCCTCCATTGACTGTTTGTAAACATTGTCAGCATTAAAAACAGTGATGTTTAATAAATTAACTTTAAAAAATTTATAACTTTTCAACTGCTTTTTAATTTTTCTGTTCAACCATCTCTCAAACTGTCTTAATATAGCAAATATAATTTCCTCATCAGTCTTGATTGAATTGTTAAGTCCTGTGCTGGAATTTTTCTCACTAGAAAATAACATTTGACTTACACCACTAGCAGACCAGTAATCTCGTTCAGTTTTTGCAACATTATCTTCATCTTGTTGTTTGTTGCTAATGTCAATTGCGTCAATCTCCATAGGAGATGTGATTAAACCTACTTCATCAGGTAGAGAGTCGGACGCTTTATTGTGGAAATTCAACATCGTATCGAAGTCGATTAAGAATTCATTAACATCGTCAGCATTCTGTTTCATTGGCAACTTTTGAACAAGAACCTTAAATATCCCCATACGTTCTTTTGTTTTACGAATTGATTTGTATTCTGCTATGTCGAATAACTCTTCAAAAACTCCTGAGAATGGAGGTATAGCGACAGTTGTATCTTCATTTATCTTGATGCAAATAGTATTATTTGAATCCAATTCTTGCCATTTTTCACTTGTTTGCTTATAGGTTGCATATTTGCGATTGAATTCTTCAGGATATTCATTCAACTTCTCCTTATTTCTATCAAAGAAAGACATGTCAAACGCAAAGTTATAACAACCATCCTCAATAGTTGTGATTTTACACATATTAGGTTCTAGTTTTTGAATATAATATGAATCTTTGCCTTCAAATTCGTACCCATAAAAAACATCCTCACGAAAAGCAATCGTCAGGATTTTAGTAAATTCATGCTTAATATTCATTTTTTCGATGATATTTAACACGTTTTGATATTGGTTTTTAAATTTCTCTATGTCAATATCGTTGGGATCAAAGCCATATGGTTCTACTATGTAGGAGAATAGTGGCATTTTAGAAAAGTACGATATTAAACGACGATAATGGGATGATTTATTGTAAAGGATTCTTGATATATCTCTTAATTGTTTTTGACTATTTTCAGGATTGTCTAAGAACTGCTGTATTTTTTCTTTGTCATACTTTTTACTAAATCCGTTATATGAATTATTTTTTATCATGTCATTCATGACAAACTTAGAATAATTAGAGAAGTTTAGATACTTTTGCTTAAACTCTTGTGCTTCTTGTTTGGTTTCTTCCGACATTTGCAACCTCCTTTCTTAATACTTAGGTTTCTTAACTGCGAAAAACTTAGAGAAATCCCCTGTATCTTTCTTTTTCTTAGTTATATTTTCACGTCTTAGTTGTTGTAAATACCAAGCCAACATAGCAACTGTATATGCACGGTCATCGCCAATCTTGCTTTGTTTGTCGGGAGGTAGGTCATATCTTACATTTCCGTTTGAACTTTTGAATGAATAAATACTAACTAATTCTTCTTTAGCCATATCAATGTTAGTTAAAGATAATATTTCATCGTTCGTTAATTTATATTTCTCAACATCTCCGTCACGTTGAGGTATTAATAACTCGTCTTTACCATCATGTGATTCTGGGAAGGAAATTAAATTTAAGTCAACCATTTCTATTAGTGCTTCAAACATTTCACGTTTATATTTTTTAGGGGAAAGCAAAGTTAAATTTTCAAAAGCGTTAGGGTACTTTGATGCGTAAGATTTGTATTCTTCGTGATCTTTATCTATTAAACCTCTGTGCGTGCTACCACTATCGTCTTTCCAATCCTCTAAAAGACCATCTGCCCACGCATTCATACCGCCTCCACCAGCACCAGAATCAATTAAAATGTTCTCGATATTCTCATAATCTGCTGATTGTTGACCGTTAAAATCCAATAACATTCTTTTGAAGTCCTTGATTTGGTCAGGTGTTTTGATCGGTGTCTTTTTCTTCTTCGCCAAATCAGTCCAAGAAACATTGTGGACTATTTTCATTTTCCAACCCATATCCTCATCATAAACCAACTCTGCTATTGTACAAACAGAGTTGTCATTACTACGTGCAGGGTCAATAGCGAAAACAAATTTTCTGTTTCCATCATTGGCTAGAGTAGGAGGACGAACCTCAGAATTTCGTACAATCATTGCACGTTTAATTATCTGTTGATCAGAACCTTCTGTGGTGAAGATGTTCTTGTACTCACGCATGGCTTTTTCTTTGTTGTCACGCATAGCAGCATCAACAGTTTCTTGAGATAAAAGAGAGACGGGGTACAACTTACCTTTATAAGTTGCATTGATTACTACGTCAGAATTAATATCAGCCACAAAATAACGACTGTCTCCAAGAAACATCTTCTTAGCAAAGTCTGAGTATTTTCTATAAAAATACGTATCTGTAGAAGATGCAGAAGAAGCATAGATTAATTGGTTA